AAGGATCCGCTAAGATTATCTCTCTTATCGCCAGAGATGAAAGCCAACATCTTGTCCTTACTCAACAGATCATCAAAGCGTGGCAAAATGGTGACGATGAAGAAATGGTGGTCATCGCTGCAGAAGAAAAACCCAACATCATAGAGATGTTTAAGAATGCTGTGGAAGAAGAGAAGGCATGGGCATCATACCTTTTCAAGGATGGCAGCATGATAGGACTAAATGAAAAATTATTATCACAGTACGTAGAGTTCACTGCTAACAGAAGACTACGTGCTATTGGATTGGATCCACTGTATGATATTGGTATTAGAAACAATCCTTTACCATGGACACAATACTGGTTAAATAGTAAGGGACAACAGAACGCACCACAAGAAACGGAGATAGAAAGTTATGTCGTTGGAGGAATCAAACAAGATGTCACCAAAGAAACCTTCAAAGGATTCTCTCTTTGAAAATCCTAGACCAGAGGAGGACATAGCAGAGATGATGAGAGCAATCACTGATGCAGAAGACATCAACTATGATGACATGGCAGGTGGATGAAGATCGAGTTTGAAAAACAATTTGGTGAAGGTACAGACCCTTGGTATGCAAAGGCAGAGAGGTGGGCTAAGAAGCAACGCTTCCCCATCTCATTTTTATTACTTGGTGCTATCGAGTGGTTGAAAAATAAATGGATTGATGTTAAAATATATAATACTATGCGTGACGTAGATCGTCAGGCAGATGCAATCAAAAAAATCTGGGAAGAAGATGACAGAACAGAACCGAACATTGTGGAGACAGGAGTATTTGGAGATGAAGGCTGGTCTATCGAAATTTCAAATCCAGTTGTTGAAAGAGGGACCTCAACAACTAGCACAGGCATGGTTACTCCAAGCGATGCACAACGATTACAAGAGGATGAAGGGGATAAAGGAACCACCCAGTAGAGAGTCGGGATACCAGACATCTTTAAAGGAGTGGTTTAAGAATTACAACTAAAGCTTGACTAAATACTTGTGGATATGCTAACATATCCTTACGTTCATCTCTTAGGAGACGCAAGTAAGCCGACTCGGAACGGGTTCGTTCATCCTCAAAAATTATGTACCATATTCTTACAAGTTTAATAGCACTAGGAGCACCACTTAGTTGTGCTGATTCTAATGAGTTATTATCTCTTGTTCGACCTCATGATCCTAACAGATTACAGATGGTCAATGTGATCGTGCAACATACTGATCCAGTATGTTTTGAGGACGCAAAAGTTGACTGAAGGAACGGGGACTAAAAAACCCTACTACTTTGGAGAAACCAAATGGCACAAGTCACTTACCGTGGTGTCCAGTATGACACCAACAGAGCAAAATCTCAGCAATCAAACAAGGTCGAATTAGTTTACCGTGGTGTAAAACTAAATAAAGATCTTACAACTGCGAAGTAATGGAAGTATTATGGATCAGTGCTGCTTCAGCACTCTTCCTAACCATTATCTACGCTGAGACTTTAATCCTTTATAAGGATGCTTAGATCAGTCCCCGACTACATAAAGTATTCGGGGATTTTTTATGCAGAGAACGAGATTAAAAACATTAATACAAGATTTAGAAGACCTTTTAGCAGAGTTGAAGTCAGAAGTTTACGCAGACAAGGATGCATATATTGATAGCAATGGAGAGCAGTGGTATAGTGGTGATGATGATGACGGATACGCAGATTAATGAAAGTTAGTATTGTTGGAGCTGGGAATGCAGGAGTATTCACAGCATTATATTATTCTTGGTATGGTAGAAAGAAAGATTTAGAAGTAGAATTAATACATGACCCAAACATACCACCCGAAGAGGTAGGACAAGCAACCTTACTTGGTGCACCTGAGTTAATAAGTACAAAATTTAATTACTACGATAATTATATACATGCTACCCCGAAGACAGGTATATTATATGAAGGTTTTGGTAAGGTCAATGAAAAATTTATACATGCTTTCCCTACTAACACATTAGCAATGCACTTTTGTCCATGTGAACTGCAAAAGTTTGCATTAGAATCAGGTCGCTTTAATGTCGTAGAGGATAATGTAGACCCGAAAGATGTTGATGCTGATTATGTTTTTGATTGCAGAGGTACACCCAAAGATTTTACTGGATACACTCCACTTAAAAGTCCTGTTAACGCTGCTATCTTAGGTAAACCTAAGTGGGATAGTAAAGAGTTATGGAGTAGGCATGTTGCAACTCCTGATGGTTGGGCTTTTGTTATACCTATGGATGAGAGTTCTCCTTCACATAATGGTGCTGTTGGTTACCTTTACAATAATAAGATTACAAAAACAGAGGATGCCAAAAAAAATTTCGAGCAAATTTTTGACGTAGAGGTCAAACGAGAGAGGACGTTTAAAAGTTATCTGCATATGAATCCTATTGATGATAGGGTAATACTTCAAGGTAATAGACTATTCTTTTTAGAACCAATGGAGTCTACTGCAACAGAAACTTACTTAGACTGGGCAAGAGCGACGTTTCGTGCTATAATATTGAAAGAACACACCAAAGACGATGCCATTAAGGATATGAAAAAGTATATCCGACAGGTTCAGAACTTTATTCTATGGCATTATCAGTTCGGATCTAAGTATGACACACCCTTCTGGGATCATGCTAAGACTATTCTCTTTCATGACCCTCTCTTTGATAAGTTCCTTAACAAGGCTACCACATTAAAGTTAGAGGAGTTAGAAGAGGTAACGTTCAGTGCCACTTATAACAGTGGTGTTACTTGGAAAAATGATCACTACAGATCAGCAACTTTTGGCTATGCTGTATGGCCACTGATGAGTTTTAAAAATTGGCACGAGGGCATGACCCTATATAGAGAAAGATTATGAAAAAACTTTGGACGGAGATTACGAAAACCCCTGGACCTATCAAGGTTCAACTTTCACTTCTGACAATATTGGCGATCAGTTCGGTTTCGTCTACTGTATTACAAATCTCGTCACGGGTAGGAAGTACATCGGAAGAAAATACTTCTACCAGTTTAGAAAGCCTAGAGGTAAAAGTAGGAAGGTTCGCAGTGAGAGTGACTGGAAAAGATACTATGGATCGAGTGACGAACTTAATACCGATAGAAAGTCTCTTGGAAATGACAGTTTCAAACGAGAAATAATATCACTACATACCACTAAAGGTTGGGTGAATTACGAAGAAACTAAACAACTCTTCCTTAACAATGTTCTAAGTGAGGATGAGAACTATTACAACTCAAACATCTTAGGACGCTACATGAAAAAAGATTACTTTAATGAACAACACACCTCCAAAACTAAGGCACGAACTTGACAGACTACTAGCGTGGATGCAAGATCGTTGTGATGTTATAGTAGAGGACAAACAGTATGAGGATATGTATGCTTTGTATATGGAATGGCATGAGTGGATTGAAGAAGACAATCCTAGCGTGATGGTGTTAGGTAAATGGGATGAACAAGATTGATTTAGAGTATCTTTATGAATGGGCAACAAGAACAGATTTTCCCCTTAGGAGAGCTCCAACTGCTGTTGGTTATTCTAACAAGGATATATATTTCTGCTGGTTGAAAGCACAGAACAAAAATGGTGGCGGGGTAAGACGTTCTGTTGTTGAAGACGAGAAGGCAGCAGAGATATTAAACAATGAGGAAATTGTTTTTGCTACAGTCTCTTGCTTTGAACCAGGCACAGAATTAGGACCCCATAAGGATCCACCAGTATACGGAATACATTACAGACGAATACAAATACCATTATACATACCGTCCAATGATTGCTATATGATTTGGAAAGGAGAGAAAGTCTTCTGGGAAGAGGGAGTACCTCAGATCTATGATGTCATGGATCACGTCCATGAAGGATATAATTACTCTGATGATGATATGTTATTTCTATTCGTTGATATTTTAAAGACCAATGACAACAGTAACTTGCACTAAATGCAACAACACAATACAGTCTAAACATGAGCATGATTATAAGATGTGTGGTTGTGACAACCAGACTTATGTTTGTGGTGACACCTATGGTGGACTGGACATGAGTTATGTGGTAGCATTGACTGAACCTAAAGAAGAGAAAGAAATTAGATTAGGAACAGAAGCACCACGAAGAAGAACAACTAGAATGACTGACGTAGATATTAGATAATGGATATAGCACAGTACCCTCGACTTATTACATCAACATCCATTTGGAGACTGACTAGGGAAGTGCACATGTTCAACCCTCTACCAGGTAATTGTTGGATAGGACTGCATGACACTCCAGAGAATGCTTTGGAGAAATATATCTTGGATTCATATGACATGTACTTCAAGGATGACTACCCAAATGTTACAGGATTTGAATGGTGGTTCCATTTTATTGAAAAGTGTGATAGAATGATAGCGTTCCACTCTGACCATGATGAAATGGTTAGGAGGGAAAATGAAGGTGAGATGAAATATCCTCTCCTATCCACAGTCACTTATCTCAACAATCACAACTCACCAACGATCGTTTGGGACACTTCGACTGGGAAAACTCAAAAGGAGTATCGAAATATACCACCCACTGAGGTTGTGTTTTCGATCCCTGAGGAAGGAAGGATGCTCACCTTTAATCCAAGATATATACACGGAGTGTTACCGCACAGCGAGGGTAGAATTACTCTCATGTATAATCTCTGGGACTACAGACCCAAAGGATTGAACCGTGTGGACAAACGCACATGGGCGAGTGACATGTCATCTCATTTCTTTATGAAAGGAGAGAGTAGAGAACCAACCAACTGGTTAGGTGAGACAGTAGACACCAGTGTCAAACTGTTCGGTCCTAATTGGATGAGACATGTTACATTCAAACATCCTAAAGATGCAACAAATTACGGAGATTTTTGGAGTGTAATCCAATGATTGAAATTAAAGAAGAAGAACTTAAACAAAAGGAAGACCACTATGCTGCATTAGCAGAGAGTGGTGAACCTATATTGGTCGTCAAACCAGATGGTAATAAGTATCTCATGGTTCCTCAGAAACCAGATGACATGAGACATCTATGGGATCATGACGACGGAGCATAAATAACTAAAAACGTTGTGCAATGGATTGGTTACCACATATAGTAGTAAAGGCAGATCAGGATGCTGTACCCTCTACTGCTGCATCAGCATTAAAAACATTTAGTATAGGATTTCCAGAGCATACTGCAACGGTACACTATGTTGGTTCATCTGCTGCAGTAAAAAGTTTCTGTGAGAAATGGTGTAAGGAAGGTGGACATAAGTTCGTCGCATATGATAATAAGATAAGACAATCCAGATTACACTACGCTATCGTTAAGAGTAGTAGACTTCCTGTTGTACTCATCAGAGGTACAGCAGTTTTTTATGGTGACATGAGTGAGTACTCATTGTCTAAGGGTAAAATATTTGGTGGATATATCTGGCCATCATATGCTGCTCAACCAATTACAGATGAGAAGAATGTAATTAGACTATCAGCAGTGGATAAAACTATTATCTTCTGTGGAGAACCTATCAAGGCAATGAACCTTGTGAATGAGATTACTAAGTGGGAAAGACCAGACACAGGTAGTGAAGCGATTGGTGCTACGAAGTGGGATGGTCAGACTATAGTAATGAATGGTGAAGTGTACCAACAAGAGAGTGGTTTCTTCAACATGATATACCAGTGGGATCCATCAACGTTCTCTAAGTTCAATGCAAAAACATTTGCAAACTATGAGACTATATTATTTGGTAACAACGTATCGTCAGTACATGGTTCACTAGAACACATGCCAGAGCAAGAAGCATTAGTCATGGGTAGTATTAACTCTGCACTCAATGAAAATTATGATGATCTCAAGGGAAGTATGAAGAAAGGACTTGACAGTTTGATACCTTACGTGGTAAAGTAGCTACATAATATCAGTCACAATAATATAATGGCTGATGTAAAGAAAGAGGAAAAGAAAGGTCCTCTAGGTAAACTCAAAGAAGTAGCAGAAGATAAGGAGGAACAACTTCAATACTTAGCTACACTCATAAGAGTGATAGTCCTTGTGTGGTCCGCAGGAATCTTGACGTTAAATTACGTTAAAATACCAGGCTACGAGAGAGGAGAGAGAATTGATCCAACCTTTATAGCTTCGGTCTTCACAGGAACTTTAGCTACTTTTGGCGTGGCCGCTGGAGGTAAGAAAAAGAAAGATGGTGAGGGTAGTGCTAACATATCTAAAAAGGATATGGAGTTTCTTATTGCTAAGGCATCTGAAACTGCACCTGCACAGACTATAAGGATCGAATCTGGTCCTGTAAAAATAGTTCCTGATACAAAGTAAATTTATTAATTAGTCCAATGCAAAAAATTATCAATGCGATCGCAATATCGTCTGGTGTTGTATCTCTTGCCCTTATTGCTGGTGGGGTGGGTGTATATGTCAACCGAGGAAAAATTATTGATAGTGTCAAGTCTCAAGTCATGGAGCAAGTCTCTGGTGCACTTGGTTCATCACTTGGTGGCATGGTTCCAGACGTAACTGGTCCTGCACAACAAGCACCTTCTGAAAATCCTTTATCACTACCAGTTCCAGTTCCAATGCCATGATAGGTAAGGAGACACCTGCTATCAAATATGATAGAGCACTGACTCTTTTTCAAGAGTCAGTCATTGCACCTGACCACAAACTTAGAGGATGTGCACATAACCAAGGGTGCTTTGATGAACTGATGGAGATCAGAGAGCATGTATTAGAATATCTCAAGACATTAAGAGAGGTCACACATCATACTAATCCAGATGAGAGTGATGAAATTGAGACGGCCAAGTTAATGAATACAAAAATGATTATCTAAATAAAGTACTTGATGTATTAGATGAATTCTGGGAATGACTATACCAACCCAAACTATTAATGACGTTAATGTTAGGAACATAACCATTCCTAATGTTAACGTTTTTAATT